GTTAAGTATGACACCAACAGAAACAAAGCTCAGCAAGCAAAAGAGGTCGAACTCACATATCGTGGTATCGCTCACACTGCTAAGTGATTGTAACTTTTGAGATTTTGGTAGCATCTGCTATCTTTCTCACAATCATAAATGCTGAAATTCAGTTTCTATACGGAAAATAAAACAAAGGGGGTTGATTCCCTCTTTTTTTATGCTATAATAAATTTTGATATATAAATCTATAAAACTTAAAAGGATCTGGAAATGACAGTTAATTTAATAAGCATCACACCTGATGCTGAAAAAATGATGGCTCATATTGCCAGAGTATCCAATCCAGATAATCAAGATAATCCAAACTACGCAGGATTATTAAAATATTGCATCAAACATAATCATTGGTCTGTGTTTGAGCAATCTACAATGACACTTGAAATTGAAACTACAAGAGCAATTGCAGCACAGATACTAAGACATCGTAGTTTTACATTTCAAGAATTTTCTCAACGATATGCAAAGAGTAATGAATTAGGTGAGATTGAATTACCAGAATTACGTAGACAAGATCAAAAGAATCGTCAGAATAGTATTGATGATTTAGATGAGAAAGTTGTTGATAAACTGAATCGTCAGATGATTACTCTGTTTAGTTCTGCACAGAGTCTTTATAATCAAATGATTGAAGAAGGTGTTGCGAAGGAGTGTGCTAGAATGGTATTACCACTCTGTACTCCCACTAAGATCTACATGACAGGTTCTTGTCGTTCATGGATACACTATATCAATCTAAGGTCTGCACACGGAACACAGAAGGAGCATATGGAGATTGCAGAGGCATGTCGTAAGGTATTTACCGAACAATTCCCTGCAGTATCAGAAGCTCTAGAGTGGGTCTAAATAATTTTACAATAATCTATAATTATGGCAACATATCCTGTAAAAAATAAAGAAACTGGTGAACAAAAAGAAGTTGTGATGAGTGTTCATGAATGGGATCAGTGGAAATCTAGTAATCCTGATTGGGAGAGAGATTTTTCAGATCCTACAACATGTCCTGGTGTTGGTGAAGTTGGAGAATGGAGAGATAAATTGAACAATAAACATCCTGGTTGGAAACACATTTTGGATAAATCTGAAAAATCTGGTGGGATACAAGGAAGATTAGCAAAAAGAGGTATTACTTAATATGCCAAGAAGAAAAAGAAGTAATGGTGATCAACCAATCGGAGTTGGTTTGACTGCAAAACAAATGAAAAAGAAGAAACCTCTTAATTCTTCTTATTTAATTGATATTGAACCAATCACTGAAAACCAAAAAAAATTATTTTCTTCATATAATGAAGGAAAGCATATTGTTAGTTATGGATGTGCAGGTACAGGAAAAACGTTTATTGCACTTTTTAATGCTTTGAAAAATGTGTTAGATGAGAGTAAACCGTATGAAAGAATATACATTGTTAGATCACTAGTTGCAACTCGTGAGATAGGATTTTTACCTGGTGATCATGATGATAAATCTGACATTTATCAGGTTCCTTACAAACATATGGTAAAATATATGTTTCAAATGCCATCTGATGCAGATTTTGAAATGTTGTATGGAAATCTAAGATCTCAAGATACTATTAAATTTTGGAGCACTTCATTTTTAAGAGGAACAACTCTTGACAATGCGATTATAATTGTAGATGAATTTCAAAATTTAAATTTTCATGAATTAGACAGTATAATAACTCGTGTGGGTGAAAATAGTAAAATCATGTTCTGTGGTGATGCGAGTCAATCCGATTTGATTAAAACAAATGATCGTAATGGTATTGTTGATTTTATGAACATCTTGCGTAAAATGCCATCTTTTGATATAATAGAGTTTGGTATCGATGATATAGTTCGTTCTGGATTAGTCAAAGAATATCTTACTGCTAAAATTGAAATGGGTATATAATGTTCAATCATATCAACATCAATCTTCCAAAATTACACAGGGAGACAATAGATGGAGTTCGTTATTATTCTGTTCCAGATGATGATGAATTACTTAAATTAGTATCCATTACATCTGTTACAAGTCATTTCAATAAACAAATTTTTCTTGATTGGAGAAAAAGAGTTGGAAATGAAGAAGCAGATCGTGTCACAAAAGCTGCCACGACCCGTGGAACAGACATGCATACTCTTACCGAATATTATCTGAAAAATGATGATCTTCCAAAGGTTCCTCCGATATCTGATTTTTTATTTAAAATATCAAAAAAGGAACTTAACAAGATAAATAATATACATGCTCTGGAAGGACCAATGTATAGCACACATCTAGGGGTAGCAGGTACAGTTGACTGTATTGCAGAGTATGATGGAGAACTATCAATAATTGATTTTAAAACATCTAAAAAACCTAAACCAAGGAAGTGGGTCGATCACTACTTTGTACAATGTATGGCATACGGTTGTATGTTATATGAAATGACTGGTATTACAGTCAAAAAATTAGTCATTATTATGGCATGTGAAAATGGAGAATGCATCGTTTATGAAGAATATGACAAAGCAAAATACATCAAATTGCTTCAACAATATATTACCAAATTTATTAAAGATAAACTTAAACTCTATGGAACATAGTAAAGAATTAGAAAAAGAGATAGAGAAAAAGTTTTTAACAGCTGCTAAGTTTTCTATGGAAATAGAAAAAATAGTTGTTGAAGAAAAACTTAATCATATTGATGCGATCTGTCAGTATTGCGAAATGAATGAAATTGAGGTAGAATCAGTTTCTAAGTTAATTTCAAAGTCTTTAAAAGAAAGATTAAAGTACGACGCAATTAGTTTAAACTTTATGAAAAAAACATCTAGAGCTAAACTACCATTATGATGAAAGTATCTCAATCCCAATTAGTCCATTATCGACTGCAAGCTATGCTAAGAGAGCATAGTTTTTCCGATTTGGAGTATTTGGGTGTCAGATCTGACAGTATAGGGATTCCCCAACATTGGTATCGTATTGGAGACGAAGAAGTCCCTGTTGATGCTATTACAGAATTAGAAAGTGAAGAAACAGATGATGAAAGTGACACCATTTGAAACTTATCAGACTTATCTTTCAATGAAAAGTCATTTTACAAATAAAAAGTATGATTTTTTCAAATATGGAGGTAAGTCTAGAGCAACAATGACATCCTTCAACAAAAGAAAGGATAAGTATTGGTTTGAAAAAACATCTAGAAAATATTCTGATCAGGAAATTACTAATTTTCTACTAGCAAACTTTGTAACTACAGATACACCACAAAATCTATGGATTGGAGAAATAATAAATTCTGGAGAAAGAACGTACACAGACTGGATGAAACGACAGCAGAGTTTGACTTACTTGTTCAAAGAACAATCAAAGGAATTGCTATCGGAAAAAAAATTAGAAGAAGTATTCAATTGTTCGAAAGGACACCCAATAGTTCTCAAAAAGTATTTGAGAGGAGAAGTAAATTTAGAAACTTTAGTAATTTTCGAAAAAATATTTTCTTTTGGGAAAAAATTTGACCAAGATTTAGATGATCCAGTGTGGGAATCCGTCAGTTTAAAGATAAAAAAATACAAATCTTTCCTAAATATTAATGTATTTTCATTTAAGCAAATATTGAGGAAAATTATAAATGAGTAAATTTTTCGATTCTGATATTATTAGAGAATCAATTCAAGAAATTCATGAACTTCAAAAAGAAGTTTATACTAATGGATTGAATATGAGAGATATGGAACGTGAAGATTTTAAAAATCATATTGAAAATCTTGAAATTTTATTAGAAAAACAAAAAATAATGTATACTAGATTATCTCTTTCAGATGATCCAGAAGCGAATGAAATGATTAAAAATTTACGTAAATCAGTCAAAATCATGGGATTCCCAGAAGGGACTGATATGAATATATTATTCAGTGCAATGGAAGATACAATTGAAAAAATGAAAAACAGTACTTGACGAATATATAATTTTTTGTTATAATTTAAACATCCAATTAATCCAATTAATCCGAGGTATCCAAAATGTCGTTTGCTAATCTAAAAAAGCAATCTAAATTAGGTTCTTTAACTGCAAAGTTAGTTAAGGAAGTGGAAAAAATGAATAACAATGGCGCATCAGGTGATGATCGTCTTTGGAAATTAGAATGTGATAAATCTGGTAATGGTTATGCCGTTATTCGATTTCTACCTGCACCAAATGGAGAAGATCTTCCATTTATAAAACTATACAGTCATGCCTTTCAAGGTACTGGCGGTTGGTACATTGAAAACTCTTTGACCACATTAGGTCAGAAAGATCCTGTTTCTGAGTACAATACTCAATTATGGAACAATGGAACAGATGCAGGTAAAGATGCTGCAAGAAAGCAGAAACGTAAGTTAACTTACATCAGCAACATTTATGTTGTAAAAGATCCAACAAATCCTGAGAATGAGGGTAAAGTATTCTTATTCAAGTACGGTAAAAAGATATTTGATAAACTCACTGCAGCAATGCAACCTGAGTTCGAAGATGAAGAAGCAATTGATCCATTTGATTTCTGGCAAGGTGCTAACTTCAAGTTGAAGGCAAAGAATGTAGCAGGATACAGAAACTATGATAGTTCTGAATTTACTGCAGTTACTCCTTTACTTGATGATGATGACGCACTCGAAGGAATCTGGAAGAAAGAATCATCATTATCTGAATTTGTTGCACCAGATCAATTTAAAACTTATGATGAATTGAAAAAACGTCTTGGTTATGTTCTTGGTAATACATCCACTGCTCGTCAAGATGTAGAAACTTTTGAAGAAGATAATGATCGTGGTGAAGCAGAAGAGTTAGTAACTGCTGCTGTTTCAACAACACCATCGAGTGTTAATGAAGACGAAGATGATGCACTATCTTACTTTGCTAAACTAGCAGAATAATTAAGTTCTGGTTCTAGTATTTTCAGTTCGAATTAAATTATCGTTCACATATTGAGATGATCTCTTATAGGTCATCTCATTTCTTATGTCTGTTAAAAATTGTTGTAAGAAAGATCTTTTTAAAATATATATTGATGCTTTTTCATGATTTACTGTAGTTTCGTATTCATAATTAGAAATTTTTGTTACTATATCTGATGAACTAGGTGTTATTGGATTTGAGTAGATAGGAACATCATTATCACTATCATAACCAATAACTTCCCTATATGAAATAGAAAAATTGGAATCTACTACTTGCCCTGCAGGAAGAATTAATTTATCTTCTCTGTCTTTAATTTCTTTTGTTTCACAGTGATGAATTTCATTTATTTCTTTCGATCCATACTTATTTTCAACAAATTTATACAAATCTCTACTGGATAGTGGCCATTGATTTCGAATATTTGTAATACCAGATGATAAAATAACCACCCAATCTAAATTAGATTTTCCATAAATTTCTTCTGCAACATTATCTGGTCTAAATCCATCTTTAATTTCATACTTGTCAAAAACTGTAAAAATATTTTGTAAATCATCACGAATCTTCATTCTTCTGAATAGATTCTTTGCAGTCACATAACTCGAATTTGATATTCTATTTTGAAATGGTGACTGATATTCAATATTTGGTATTTCTCTAAAGTATCCCATTAGAATCCAACTCCCTCTAATCCTTGATCTGCTTCATAATCTTCTGCATAAACTGGATTCAACTCTTGGAATGTTAATGTCAACTTCATATGCACTGGTGTTGTATCATCATATGTGGCATATGTTCCTGCACCAGTGTAATTAACACCCATATTGGTGAGTGCCATTGGTTTAAATTTATGTAAGAAATTATGATTTCTGTTTCCAGTTTTATATGTCAGTTGAAATATGTTTGGTGATTTGATGAATAATCCTGATGTATTTGAATCTCCTGATGATGAATTTCTTGCATTCATATTTACCTTAAATGTTCGAATTATATTTTTAATTGTTTGTCCTTCTCTAGTATCTCTAGGTGCGAGGTCAAAATCAAAACTAAATCCTCTGAGTTTAACTCCCTTAAATAAAAGTTCCATGTTTGGATTTAAAACCTGACCTTGTGTTCTTGCTAATACTCCATCAAGAGTGGTATTTCCACCTAAAACTTTAACTGCTTTTGATGCAAAGAAACTTTGTGCTAATCCTTGAGCACTTTTATCACCTGCAAAATCACCAATCATCCCTCCAGTTCCTGTTATAAGTTCTCCTACTGCAGAAACAGGATTCCCTGACTTGATTGCTTTTGTTGCAATATCCATACCCCTGGCAGCTAATCCATTAATACTATCCTCACCCCATTCTACATCATTACTATCTTGAATGTTCTCAGGCATTGGTAAAAATATATAACCCAATGGATTTTCTATATTTTTTTGAACAGCTTCTGTTGATGTGCTTAATTTAAATTTTTGATTCTGATCTCTTTTTAAACCAGGTGGTTTATATTCTACAACTTTAATTTCTAAAAAATCACTATCTCTTTCTAGTTGTGAATTGGGATATCTGTAGTTGAAAACGGCAGCTCTGCTTTTTGTATTACTCTTTACATCAACTTTTGAATTTATTTCCGTTGTTGAACCTGTAGCACCATTAAATTCTTGCTGTCTTGTCTCAGTTCTACCTCTATTTCCTCTTGCACCAATACCTCTTTGATTTTTATTTGGGTTAGGATTCACATAAGGAGTTCTTTGACCCCTATCTTTCATTCCACTACCTCTAGTTCCTCTTACCATTATCGACCCTATTTTTTAACTATTTAGCAGGATTTTTGCAAAAGGTAATTCTCTTACATCAGCCAACTCTTCAGACCTCACTTCATAGAGTTGTCCAGCAACTTCATTCCATGTATATTGTCGGTATCCATTCCAATGAAAATTGATACCACGAAATCCCCATCTGAATACATCAGTGACTGCAACTAAAGGATTTTGATCATATTGAATACCTGATGTTTTAGGATTATATACAAAAACATAATATTTACCAACGTCTGGAACAGGAGTTACTGTATCACCTAAAGCTTCCATTAATTCAATCATTAAATCATCAGGATCCTCTGTACCAATCATTCCATAGACTACAGATCTAACTCGATTATCTTTATCATCAGTTGGATAACTGTTTGTCATTTTTTAATTCCTAGTTCTTTTTCTGTTAATACTTGAAATTTCCATGATCTATCCTTACAAAAGTCAGTTCCTGCCTCCCATTTTGCCATATTTTTTGCATATTCACGAACTTCATAGATGTAACCTTTTGTTTTTCTTTTTGGTTTTGTGGGTGGTGTAGTTTGTTTTAAAGGTTTAACTTCAATTAATTTTTCAACAATTTTTCCACTGTTCTCTCTAACTTTAATATAAAAATCTGGAAAATATCTATGCAGTCTTCCATCAATTGGAGATCGATATGGAATTGCTATCTCTTCACTTGCCCATTTTATTATATTTTCATTTTTATCACACCAGACCATGAATTTTCTTTCCCAAAGTGACCTGTAAATTATGTTTGTTGGATCACCTTTATACTTCTTAGGAAAGGATGGATAATATTTTCCTTTATAAGACATCTAAATAGTTTATTATATAGAGATATAGAGTATTTAGATGGTTCGTCCTAAGAAAATAGGTGAGTTTAGAAATAAACTTGCAAACACGGCACAAACTTCACACTATCAAGTATTTTTTGATGGATTATCAAGAAATTTATTTAATTATCTTGCAAGTAAGGGTGTTGACCGAAGATTTATAATAGAAAATGCTGGATTATTATGTAATAGTGCTTCAATACCAGGCAGCACTCTAGGAACAAGTGATATATTTGGTAATTTTACTGGAGTTCAGGAAAAATTTGCACATACTAGAATTTTTACAGAATTAGTGTTATCTTTTTATGTTGATTCGGATTACAAGATGATTAAATTCTTAGAACACTGGATTGAATATATTTCAAGTGGTTCAGAAATAAGTAAAAATTCATTCTTCTCAAAATCATCCCCTGCATACTTTTATCGCATGAGGTATCCAAGAGGTGCTAGTGGATATAAATGTGATAGAGTTAAAATTGTAAAATTTGAACGTGATTATGATCAGGAACTTGAATATTCATTTATAGGAATGTTTCCGATTAGTTTATCTTCAACACCTGTACAATATGGAAATTCTGATACTTTACAGGTTAATTGTACATTTAATTATGAGAGATACGTTGCAGGAAAAGATTTTAGTTTGAATGTACAAAGAGGTGATAACGAGAATTTTAGACTCTTCTAAAACCACTATAAATAAAAATAATGAAGTGCTGTAAACATTATGCCATTACCAAAAATTGCAACTCCAACCTATGAGATGGTACTACCATCGAGTGATCGAAAAATTAAATATCGACCATTTTTAGTAAAAGAGGAAAAACTTCTGATTATCGCAATGGAATCAGAGGATCAAAAGCAAATTACCAATGCAATTAAAACTGTAATTGGAAATTGTATTTTAACTAGAGGAACTAAAGTTGAAAAATTATCAACATTTGATATAGAGTATTTGTTCTTAAATATTCGTGGAAAATCTGTAGGTGAAAACGTTGATGTTATAATCACCTGTCCTGATGATGAAACAACTCAGGTTCCAGTTACAATTGCTCTTGATGAAATCAAAGTTCATAAAAACCCAAAACATAGTAGAGATATTAAATTAGATGAGAATTTAATATTAAGAATGAAATATCCATCTTTGTCTGAATTTATTTCAAATAATTTTAGTGTTGAAGAAGGAATTAATGTTTCCCAATCATTCAATATGATTACTTCATGTATTGATCAAGTATATAATGAAGAAGAATCTTGGAATGCATCTGACTGTACAAAGAAAGAACTTAATGATTTTATTGAACAACTAAGTTCAAAACAATTCAAAGAAATTGAAACTTTCTTTGAGACAATGCCTAAGTTATCTCATACACTTAAGATTAAAAATCCAGAAACAAAAGTGGAATCTGAAGTAGTATTGGAGGGATTGTCAAGTTTTTTCGAGTAGGTATGGCGCACATTGATTTAGCGTCATACTTTAAAATCAACTTTGCCTTGATGCAACATCATAAATACTCATTAACTGAAATTGAAAATATGATTCCGTGGGAAAAGGATGTATATATTGCTCTTTTGGAACAATATATTGAAGAAGAAAATTTAAAACAACAACAACAAAGTGGCATCTAACATTTCTCTAAAACCAACACTAAGTCCAGCAATCACTGGAGTGGATCCTAATGTTGGAAAAATTAGAAGATCATCTTCTGGAAGAATATACAAAGGGAAAAGTTTTTCTGATGTTAAATCATCCATAGATGCAAAAGAAGCACTCAAGATAAAAAAATCAAAAATTTCTAAAAGTAGTCTTACTGGAACATCAAAAACTGCTGCTGGTTCTAACTTAGCTTCTACTGTTGAAAATATTCAAAAATCATTATCCAATCTTCAAGAAACTGTAAGAAAAATATCAGATTCCTTACTTGAAGAAAAAAAGAAAAAACAAGAACAAGAAGATAAACAAAAAAGAGACGCTAAAATAGCAGACGAAAAAGATAAAGCAGGTGAAGAAGAAAAATTATTAGAAAAGACTCCAGATTCTTTAAAAAATAAATTACTATCTCCAATGAAATCTGCTGGTAAGGCAATGGGTGGTATATTATCAAAGTTAAAAGATGCCTTTATGTTAATCTTTGGAGGATTTTTGTTTGATAAAGGTTTGAAGGCAATAAAATCATTCATGGCTGGAGATTACAAAGCATTTGCTGGTTTTGCACTATCAATAGTTTCAACACTTGGTATAGCTGGAGGTATCATGTTAGCATTGAGTGGTGGACTTGGTGCCATACCTGCTTTAATTACTCCGATTGCCAGCATGCTTGCAACTGTTGGAACTGCAATCATAGGATTTTTACTATCACCGCCAGGATTAATTACATTAGCTGTAATAGCTGGTATTGGTGGTGCTGTCATGGGTGCTAATGCAATAAGAACCGCAATGGCAGGAGGTAAAGAATTTAGAGATGCACATAAAAAGAATAATGAAAGATTGAAAAATTTAAAAGATATGGGTGTTACTTCTGGTGGAAAAATTGAAATAGATGGTAAAAATGTTGATGTAATGGAACATGGAACTGAGGAACAAAAAGCAGCATATATGGAATTTAAAAAAGAAAGAGATAGATTAGATAATGTTCGAGATTCAATGAATAAAGAAATAAACGAAACACATGATAAATGGTGGAAACAAGTTAAAGAAACATCTCCAAAGAGGGGTATTGCAAGAAAACAACATTGGGCAGATGCGAGGGTAAAATGGGCAGAAACAAAAGAAAATATTAGAGCAAAGTATGAGGCAAAAATAACTGGTGGTCAATCTAGTTCAGCACCAAAATCTGTATCTGAAGTTAGTGATTCAAGTGTTCAAATATCACCAAAAAATGATACTAAAATATCTAAAGTTACTTCTCAAAAAAATTTAGATCCAGTTGCAGATTCTCAACCAGAAATAATTTACAAAAAAACCTCATCACAACAAGGTGGTGGAAAAGCACCAGGAGCAGATTCGAATCAAACTGAAGTACCATCTATTGCATCTTCAAATCCTAGTAATTTTCTTACATTATATTCACAAATGAATTATAATACGGTGACCTAGAATGCCAGCACCATTAGCAGCTATCGCAGGCGGATTCTTAAAGGGGGCATTAGCTACTGCCAAAGTAGGGGCAAAAGTTGCCGTAAAAAGTAGTTTGAAAATGGGTGGATCTATTGCTAAAGCAGGTGTAAAGTCTGGTGGTTCAGTTGTTAAGAAAGGAGGGATGGTATTAAAAAAATCAAGAGTGACTATGAAAAAAGTGAAATCAAATACAACGAAAAGTAAAAAGATTGATAAAGACAAGTTTATGAAGGATAAGAAAAGACGTGCAAAGGAGGCAGAACAGAAGAGAAGAAATGAAAGAGAAAAATTATTAGAACAAAATAAAGATTCAAAGCAAAAACCAGACGCACAGAAAGGACTTAAAAAACCAGGAGGAATTTTAGGTAAAATAATTAATTTTCTTTCAACTATTTTGATTGGGTGGTTAGTAAATACTGGATTAAAACTTGTCAACTTTATTAAGAAAGTTATTAAATCAATTCAAAATATAGGTCAGTCAATAAAAGATTTTTTCACTGGTATTGGTGATTTCTTTAAAAAGATAGGAGGTGCCATATCCAATGCATTTAATACACTAAAATCATTTGATATTTCAAAAATTGGTGATGTAGTTAGAGGTGCTTTTGATAGTATTAAGAATGCATTTGGAAATATATTAAAGAAAATTAAGGGTGGTCTTGGATTAATTAAAAAGAAAAAACAAGAGGATCCAAAGAAAATTGCAAAAGATGGTAAGTTAGAAGAGGGTAAACCACAAAAACCAGAGGAACCAACTGATGTAAAAGGTATTAAAGGAACTTTAGATAAAGTTGGATCTGAAATTTCAAAAGGAAAAGAAACTTTTGATGTTGCGATAGATAAAGCTAAAAAAGAAATTGCAAAAGTTGGATCTGAAGGAACAGGAGTCTCTACTCCGACAGAGCAAAAAATACCAATAGGGAAAAAAGAAAAAGTTATTGATATTAAGAGTGGATCGGCACCAAAAACACCAATGAAAGTAAAGGATGAAAAAGATGTTCCTGAGATAACACAATCAGAAAAAGTTGGGTCTGAAACGAACTCTTACAAATCACCAGTTCAATCCGATAATTCTACATATACTGGTTCTCTTGAACCTATGGCAAAAACATCTTCTTCAAAAAAAGAAACTCCAAAGGTATCAAATATATCAATGGATCAACCAATATCTAAATTGACTCCTTCTCGGAAGAAAAAACAAATTGTAGTTATTGATGAAGATAATTCTATGGTATCATCAGAATCAGGTGGAGGTACTAAGATAATGATGATAAAGAGTGATTCATTAAATACTATGATAGAACAGCAATTTTTATCAAATCTAGCGTACACATAATGTCAGCAACAAATCCATCACTATATGAAATACTAACGGTAGAGTCAAACGATCAGGAAAGAACTGCTGATCTTCGATTAGGTACGGTTTCTGTTGATTATTATGAAGATATATTTTCACCTACAATCACTGCTAAAATTAGAGTCATCAACACTGGTGATTCAATGGCACCAAAAGATAAAACAGATTCAACTAAATCTGATGGGGCAAAGCAATCAATATATGGTGGTCTCCCTTTAAGAGGTGGTGAAAGACTTGTTTTAAAAATACTTGATAGAGGTAAATCATATAATGGTGAAGACAAAAAAGGAATAAACTTTTCCAGTGATCCAATGAAATATCTTTACGTTTCAAGTATTACTGATGTTCTTTCAGAAACTCAAAGAGAAAGTTTTCTACTTAATTTAGTTTCAAGAGAGGCAATTACAAACGAAACTGCCAGAGTAGTTCGAAAATATACAGGTGCTATATCAACATCGGTAAATAAAATTTTAAAAGATATACTAAAAATTGACCCACTTCGTATCAAGGTTGATACTACAAGTAACAAATATAATTTTATTGGCAATCTTAAAAAACCATTTTCTGTTCTTGTATGGTTAGCATCTAAATCAGTACCATCAAAATCTGGAGATAAGACTGCAGGATTTTTATTTTATCAAACTCAAGATGGATTTCAATTCAGATCAATTGATGATATGATTGAGCAAGAATCTGTAGCAACATACGTTTATACAGAGGTGAATAAAAGTTCAGTTGATCGTGATAATGATTATAGAATATTAAAGTACTCTGTAGATAAGAATCAAGATTTATTAAAAAAATTAAGATTAGGAACTTATTCAAGTCAACAACTCTTTTTTAATCCATTAAATTTTAGATTTACTACACCTGAAGAGGGTAAATTTAAATTTGAAAAATCTAATGTTAAAAAACTTGGTTCAAAAGAAATTGAACTTCCTAAGGTATCAGATGAAGCAGAAAGAACTTTGGATAATCTTCCGACTCGTATATTTACTGGCATTTTAGATGTTGGGACACTTGATCGAGGAATATCAAGAGATATCAATGCTGATGCTAGTAAATATCAGTCTCAATCTACAATGAGATATAATATTTTACTTACTCAAACTATAAGTATGACAATTCCATGTAATACTGATCTGAGAGCTGGTAACGTAATTACTTGTGAATTCCCAAAAGTATCAAGAGAAGATTCGAGTGAATTAGATCCTGATATCAGTGGTAAATATATAATAAAGGAATTGTGCCATCATTTTGATCCAGATGGTTCATATACTTCTATGAAGATAGTTAGAGATTCATTTGGGTTTTACGGCGGTTAAAAATGATAGAAGAGTCACTGTTAAAAAGTAATTTTATAGGAAGAGATGGTTTTAGGTGGTGGATTGGTCAAATTCCACCAGTAACATCATGGTTTGATCAAGCCAATAAAAAAGGATGGGGAAATAGATTTAAAGTTAGAATTTTGGGATATCATCCATATAGTAAAGGTGATCTTCCCGATGCAGAACTACCATGGGCAAGTGTGCTTATTCCACCAACCTCAGGAACTGGAGGTGCAAACTTTGCTACAAGTGTAAAGATAAGACCTGGTGATGTTGTAATGGGATTCTTCTTGGATGGAGATAATGGTCAAATCCCAGTTATAATGGGATCTTTTGGTAGAACAAAACAAGTTCCACAAAATTCTGCATCAGATTCATTTGTTCCATTTACAGGATATACAGATAATATTCCAGTTCCAAATAATACTGTTGCAGCATCAGAAGCAAATGAATCGGAAGAAGATGCACAAAAATCTCCAAGAACAACTAGTAAAAAAACAATTGATAAAATTAATCAAAGTAAATCAGAAGATAAATTAAAAGAAATTCCAATATCAAGTACTTTCGGTTTAGTTGAAATACCAGCAGATGCTTGTGCAGATAATTTTATGGGAAGTGTGTCTGGAACTTTGGATAATTTATTTGCAACAGTTGGAGACGGAACTAATTTACTACAAAACATAGCGAGTGCAACTGAAAAGATAAAGAAACTATCAAATGCTCCGATTACAGCATCAATGGAATCTTTATATACAACTTTGATTCCTAATTTACAAGGAGGATTAGAAAGACTATATCAAACAGAATATGCTAAAGAGTTTGCTCTTCAAATAGCACAAGGAAAGAGTGCATCAATTGCTAATTCCCTTGCTACAATAAAAGGAATTAATGCACAAAAAGGTCAAATAAATCCTATCAAAGGACTTCAAAATGAATTAGATTGTTTAGGATCAAAAATTGCAAGTGGACTAACTGATACAGTTCGAGGTCTGATAGAAGAAGCTCTTACAGAAGTTGTTAATACAGGAGCATGTATTACAGAACAATTTGCTGGATCTCTTTTAAGTAGTATTAATAACAAAATATCAGAGGGATTGGATGCACCATTAGCAGCAGTTAATAATTTAGTTTCTGCTGGAACTGTTGTGAAAGATATTTTGAGTGCATCCTCCGATACGTTCAAATCTGTTGGTAATCTTCTTGATTGTAATCAATCAAATTCAAATTGTGTTGGTCAAGTTAAAAAATGGACTATTGGAAAAGGTTTAACAAAACAATTTAATTTCCAAGAAACGTATGATAATGTGACTAAGAATATAAATGAAAATACTTCATCTTTCCCCAGACCAGATTGTTCAACACCTGCTTTCTGTGGTCCTCCAACTGTGAGTTTCTTTGGTGGAAGTGGAAGTGGAGGATTTGGTAGAGCTATACTTGGTAAGTTTGTAGATAATACAGAAGGATTATCTGAAGTAACTGCTGATGTCTCAAGAACAGCAAGTATAATTGGTGTTGAGATTGAAGATCCAGGATCTGATTATTTTTACTACCCACCTGCTGTTTCTTTTGATGATCCTTGTTCAAATGGATATGGTGCTGTTGGAAGAGCAATAATTGATTGGAACCCATTATCAAATACATATGGACAAATAACTGGAGTATCTATGATTTCTGAGGGTGAAAATTATCCTGTTGTAAGTAATAATGAAGATGCAATTAATGCCGATCAAATTTCGATGGGAGTCATTGCGACTGAAATAGTTAGTGGTGGTAGTAATTATGTAGATGCTGTTGCAACTGATGGAAACACTGAATATAGTTTAACAATTGATAATGGAGTAATAATATCTGCAATCCCAATAAATAGTATTGAAATAACTGATCTACCTAAGATTAGTGTGACTTCTTCTACTGGAACAGGTGCATTTATAAAACCAATAATTGGTAGATTGCCAACCACACCACAAGGAGAAATTATTCAAATTATTGATTGTGTCGGTCCAGATACAAACATAATTGGATATGTAAATGGAAAACCATACTACGGACCTTTCCATATACACCCTACTAAGAGAGTTAAAATGGTTGGTGCAGTTCATGTAGATTATCCACATGAAATAATATATGATACTTTAGATGAAAGTTTGCAGACAAGTTCTACAATCAAAACTGGAATCACAACAAGTTCACCTACAGTACAAAATCAACCAACAATTACTCCTACCACAACACCAACTCAAATGCCTGATAATTCATCATCAACTCCACCAAGTAGTCCACCAAGTAGTCCACCATCTGGAGGTGGGGGATATGGAGGAGGTTACTAATGGCTGACAGACCTAATCAAAATTGGGAAGCAAGAGATATTGATAGTCGAGGTTCTAAATTTAGAATCGATGTCAATAATCCTCAAATGGGAGATGATGGTTACAATGCGTACATCATGTATGGTGTCACTGATAATGAAGATAGACAGTTTTCAGCACTAAGTGAATCTGGTTTATATCGACTTCATAATGAAAAAGGTATAGAAGTTGTTGCAGGATCAAAAAATACACAGACAGATGACACAATAAAAATAGAATCTGCGAAAGGTAATATTACAATTACAGTCTTAGAAAATGGTCAGATAAAAATTAGAGGTAATAATGTTTCGATTCAGGCAGATGAAGATATTAACATTAAAGCTGGTAGAAACGTAACTATAACTGCTGGACAAAGAATATTATTAAAAGCAATTAAGGCAGATGCAAGTGCACTTCTGGGAAATTTAGTTCATAGTATAGGTTCATGGATTGAAAGAATTTATAAACCAACTCAAGTTGGTTCTGATTATCTTCAGAGTCCACCTGCTGGTGATCCATTTTTACAAAAAGGAGTAGTGCCTGGTCTTGGTGATGAACCAAATATTAGTAATCAGGAACAGTAGAAATGAATCCTTTCGAAAGAACTGTTACAGGTAACGAAGCACAATTTAATGAAAAAGTTCTTTTTTTAAAGGATATAGAAGTTGCTGGAAAACTTATAATCGATAATCTTGATGCAAATATAAACTTTGATAATTTAGTTGTAAAAAATTTAACAGTAAGTAATCAATCTAATTTAAATCGACTTAAGATAACTGGTGTCACCGAATCAACTGGAGTAAGTACATTTTTTAATAATGTTGATTTTTTAGATGGCAGACTGAATATTGGTGTAGGTGGAAATGTTCTTTCGGGAATTAATTCAGGAACTTATGCTGGTCGTATTGGTATTGGAACTACACAACCAGCTTCATTATTTCAGGTTGGTGATGATTGTTTAACAATTCATGTCGATCCATGTAGAGTTGGTGTTGGAACAACTTCACCAAGTACATTATTTCAAGTAGGTATTGGAACTACTACATCACTGAACGTAACTCATTCTGGAAGAATTGGTATTGGAACCACACAACCAAGAACATCTTTTGAACAGATAGGAAATAATACATCTTTTAATATAATTAGTGGCCTTGGCACTGACACATTAAGAGTTGGTATTGGAACATCACAACCAGATTCGATACCACTAGCATCTGGAATATTAAATGTTAATGATAATGCAGAAGGAATATTAAGACTTGGCATTGATGGTAGTATTGCAATATCAAGAAACATTTATGACTCTTCAGGTTCACCTGGTGCAAACAATTATTGGTTGAGAAGAGATGAATTAGGAATCAAATGGGTAGCACTTACACCAGGTTTTGATGAAGGTATCTTTATACAAGATGAAGGACAATTTCTTCCAACCGATGAAAATCATAATACTGTTGGTGCTGCACAATCGTTTTCAACCATAAATTTTGTTCAAAGAAATAGTCTTGGACTGGGAACTGATACTTTAAGACCGACTGCTGCTGATTCAACTTTTCCAGGCACTGGTTTGTCAACCATATTTACAAATGATTTATGGGGATTTAATGGAAGTGGTGCAAATGCATCGATCTATAGAATGACCAAGGTTGGTATTAATAATAATAATCCACAATTTGATTTAGATGTAAACGGAACGTTAAATGTAAATGATGCCACAACACTCAACAACACACTTGATGTAGATGGTGCCACAACACTCAACAATACACTTGACGTAGATGGTGCCACAACACTCAACAATACACTTGACGTAGATGGTGCCACAACACTTAATTTAACATTAGATGTAGATGGTGCTACAACACTTAATAATACATTAGATGTAGATGGTAAAGCAACATTTAATGATACTACAGAAGCAACTTCTTCTAATGCAACTGCTTCTGTTCAAATTGATGGTGGTGTTGGAATTGTCAAGAAATTATTTGTTGGTGGTGATACTAAGGTAGAAAAAGATACTGAAGCAACTGCTTCTAATGCTGTAGCAGCTTTACAGGTAGTTGGTGGTGTTGCTATTGGTAAAAAACTTTTTGTTGGCGGACAAACAAAGATAGAAGCAACTACTCAATCAAATAATAAAGATGGTGGTGCTTTGATTGTTGAGGGTGGGGTTGGTATTGAGAAGAATACAAACATCGGAGGAGATGCAACAGTTGCAGGAAGATTGGATGTAGATGATACAACACAATCAACAGATACTACTTCTGGTGCTGCAGTCATAGATGGTGGTGTTGGTATTGCTAAAAAATTATTTGTCGGTGATGATACTAAAATTTTAGGAACAACAGATAGTACGAATAAAGACACTGGTGCATTAGTAGTTGATGGTGGTGTTGGAATTGAGAAAAATTTAAATGTTGGTCAAGATTCTAAATTTGTAGGAACAGTTGAATTAGATTCAAATTTAATAGACGTAAATGGAAATATTGGTGTAGGTGCTGCACAAACAGATTATAGACTTGCATCAGTCGGTGCTGGTGTATCTTGGAGACCATCTGGTGTACAAACAAAGAGAACAATATGGGTATCTAAAAATGGTAATGATAATAATAGTGGATTACTTGAAGGTGATGCAAAGGCAACCATTGGAGGAGCAGCTGCAGTTGCAATCGAAACTGATACAATAAAAGTAAGACCAGGAATTTATATTGAAAACAATCCAATTGGTTTGAGAACAGATGTTACAGTTACAGGAGAGGATCTAAGATTAGTTATTATTCAGGCAGGTAATCCTAATAAAGATATTTTCCATGTAAGAAGAGGATGTTTGGTTGAAAACTTAAACTTTGGTGGAACGAATGTTGGAGTAGATCATACAAATGCTGCTTGTGTGGCATTCCCTCCACCTGCTGGATCTGAAAGTGCAGTTAGTGGATTTACTGATCCTGGTCCTGCAACTGAAGGTCTGAGTGGAAGATGGAGATCACCATATGTAAGAAACTGTACCAACTTTATGACGGGTAGTATTGGAATGAAGATTGATGGTAATAATGCGACTGCATCATCAATTGGTGCAGATCTGAAATCAATGGTTTGCGATTCATTTACACAATATAATGAGAATGGAATTGGAGTTTCACTTACAAATGATGCGTATGCACAATTAGTTTCTATCTTTACAATTAACTGTGACATTGGAATTTATGCAGATACAGGTGCACAATGTGACTTGACTAACTCAAACTCATCATTCGGTAACTTTGGTTTAGTTGCAGTAGGATTAGGATCTACACAATTTACAGGTATTGTAAGTAACACAAATCCTGCAGGAGATCTTGTTAGTAGCACCAGTGCTGGAGAACAAGATACTGTCGTTTGTGCTAATGTTCTTGATGATCAGAGTAATCCAAGAAGAGCATTTGATGGTCAGGCATTATTCTTTAAAATAGATTTAGATAATTATCCAGATGTTAGTGGAACTGGTGTTCTTCAAGAACCTCTAAAACAATTAGAATCAATTAAATTTATTGAAGGCGCAGATCTTACAGGATTTAGTGCGATCAATCCTCCAAGTGTTTTAATCATAGATGCTGATGGAACTCAACAACCAAAAGGACCACAGTCAATTATTGCAGAAGCAACCGCAACAGTTGATGCTACTGGTACATTAACATCAATTGATGTTATCGCACAAGGAAGAAACTATCTTCCAACACAAAATATTGTTGTTTCTGTTGAGGGTAACACTGGAATAGCAACTGCTGTTATGTCACCAATATTCTTTACTGTTGAATCTGCAACAGATGTAGTTGGAGTTGGACAAGAGAAAGTTGGTTTGAGCACTATTACATTCAATGAATTTATACCATATGAATTATTTCCTGGTGATCAATTCTCATTACAAAGAATTAGTCGAATACTAACAAGTTCTCACTCCTTTGAATATGTTGGCACGGGTACAGACATAAATAGATCGACACCCCTGCAGGGTGCAATACCCATAAAAGCAAATGAAATTGTCGCTTCGGAAGGGGCACAAATACCATTTACTTCTACTGACCAGAAAGGTAATTTTGACATTGGTGAAGGAATTCAAATTGATCAAACAACTTCAACAATTAGAGGTAGAGATTTCAGTCGGGCAATTCAAGCAGAAGTTACACCATTAATACTAGCATTGAGATAATATGGCAGTCGCACCGTTAAATAAATTTTTGACAATAGCTGTTCCTGTGGCACCAGGAGAACAGACAATTTATACTGCACCGACAGGAACATCCGCAATTTTGCTTTATGCACAAGTATCTAATGTTGGAATTGGGCAATCATATCCCACAGTTACATTCACACATCGTAGAACAAGTGTTGCAACAAGAACAGCAGGAAATGTAAGAAATAATAGAATTATTAAAGATGGTGAAGTACCACCAAACGATGCATTAGTTTTGGTTGATGGAAGATTAGTATTAGAAAGAACATCTGTAGTATCAGATTCAATTGTTTTAACAGGTATTCAAACAGGAATCGGAACAGTATTTGATGTAAAGTATGATGGTTCTTCAGGTGTAACAACAGTCACAACATTAGATCCACATGGATTAGATATTGGTGAACAAATAACAATGGCAGGAATTGCTTTTACTTGTTCAGGAACTTATGGTCTGACCACATCTATTTTCCCAGAACCACAGGCAGCATTTACAATTACAAATTTAATTGGAGATGTTGGAACATCCAAGACTTTTGTTACAAATACAGGACTTGTAAACGAACTACCACATGTATATCGACCAGCATTTCATCAATTTGTTAGAGCACAATCTGGTGCTGTCGTTGCAACTTTCAATGATACGACAAACGTAGGATATTCTGTAACATTTAATTCTGCAGAATATGATCCAATTTCAGGAATTGTAAGTTTTACATCTCCAGTGGTACATGGATTAGATGCTCCTGAAACTTATACTGCAACAACTGGAACAGGATATGATCCAATTTCAGGAATCATGACAACGAATACAACTGTTGCTCCTTCAGGTGGATGGCAGACAGGAGATCTAGTTTGTTTTGAAGATAATTCAATTTCATTTTCTTGTGATTATGAATCAGGAGGAACTAAATCATATCCAAGATCCACCGATCCGATAAGTAGTAGATTTGTGCCAATTACAAGAGTCGATGATGACACGTTTGAAATAAATGTAGGTCCTGCCAATAATTCAAATCATCATACTTATCAATCAGCAGTAGCAGACGGAATTAAAAGAGCAAGATCAAGAGTTGGTCTTGGAACAGAAAAAACAGTTTGGAAATGTTCTCAAGATAATTATCTAACAGAACACAAATATCCTCGTGCGACTGACCCATCTAATTGGGGAAGTGCAAGTGATGAATTGGGTGTAGATATTGTTGATGCTGTTGGAACATCAAAAACATTTTCAGTATATGCAGGTGTATCTACCTCTGGTGGATTAGTCGGTCCTCTGCAAATGGAATTTATTTGTAGTATTCTAGAAAATTCAACTGCTTCATGATATGCCAAAGTATTTTAGTGGTAGAGTAAAAAGAACTCCGCAAGGATCATTAACAACTGACAGATATCAGTATATTGGATTGGATCAGACAGAACCAAATCTAGGAGATCCACCAGAGCTTGAAAATATTCCAGCAGGACAAAGATATCAAATAGTTTCAGTTGAGGATGCACCTGGTAAAAGATTTTGGATTCCTCTTGGTGGTGGAGTAACTCCTGGTTCAATTACTGTTAGAGATGAAGGTAATATTGTTCCAAATGTTTCTGCATCAAGTAGTATATCTGATCTTGATTTTAAAGGATCTGCTGTCAATGTTACAGGTTTTTTAAAACAAGACGGAACACCAGGAGCAGCAGTAACAATTACAGTTGCACCACCAGGATTAGACCATCAAGTTCTCTTCAATGACAATGGTGATTTTGGTGCTGCAAGTCGATTGACATATGACAATAATTCCAATAAGGTTGGTATTGGAAGCACACAACCAGAACAAGATCTTGATTTATCAGGTAACCTTAAAATTACTGGAAATGTATATGATAAAGATAATGATACTGGAACTACAAATCAAGTTTTAATAAAATCTGCAACTGGAGGATTAGAGTGGGCAGATCAATCAATATCTGGAGTTCCAGATGCTGGTGGTGATCCAACACAAGTTCAATTTCATGCTGCTAATGGAAAAATAGATGGTGCATCTAATTTTGTATTTGATTATAGTAATGATCGCGTTGGTATTGGATCAACACAACCAACTAAATTATTAGATGTTTTAGGTGAGTCTAAATTTACTGGTAATTTAGAGGTTACTGGAGTCACCACGTTTGTGGGAAATGTCTTTGTTGAAGGTGTTGTAACAACTGAAGACGTAACTAATATAGATTCTATTGGAATTGTTACAGCAAGAAAAGGACTTAGAACTCTCGATGGTGGATTGATCGTTGTAGGTGTAACCACTCTTCAGACTACAAGACTTCCCGACAGCACATCCTTGTTCCTAGGTTCAAATGATGATTTACAACTTGTGCATGATGGAAATAAAAGTGTAATTAATGATAATGGAGATGGAAGTCTTGTTCTACAACAAGCAGGAAGTACAAAATTAGAGGTTACTGGAACTGGTGTTACTGTTACTGGTGTA